CTCGACGACGTCGTCGAGCCCCAGCTCGACGAGCTCGTGGTCGAGGCGCATCGCGGCCTGCACGTGAGCGTGCGCGAGCTCGCCGAGGCAGGCACGCCGGTCGCGAGCGGGCATCTGCGAAACAGCTGGAAGAGCGTCCGGGGTGGCACCGTCTCCGACTCCGCCGAAGCCGCACTGGCCGGCCTGCGCCCCGAGGAATCGAGCTCCGTCGTCAACACGGCCGCGTACGCCGCGGTAGTCGAGCAGGGGAGCTCGAGTCGCACGGTGAAGCGGCCCGGCAAGGGAAAGCTCCGACCACACAAGCGGGGGCGCAACCTCGGTCCGCAGCCTGCCGCTCACATGGCGAAGAAGGCCGTCCGCGCAGCCCGGGCCCGTGTGCGCAGGAGCTTGAGCGATGTCGTCTGAGGGCAGGGGTAACGCGATGCGCGCGCAGCTGCGCTCGAGCTGGACCGCTACGCGCATCGAGTGGCCTCGGAGGAGGTTCTCTCCGCCGGCGCCGAGCGGCGACCCGGCATCGCCGGCGGCGTGGCTGTCTTTCGAGGACGTGGTCGCCGACGCGAACCCGATCACCTTCGGCGGCTCCTACGAGGTGCTCGGCGATGTCGTGCTCGGCGTGCACGTCGAGCGCGGCGCTGGGGAGGACTACGCGCGTCAGCTCGCCGACGACGCCGCGGGCGTCTTTCGCGGGCAAGTTCTGAGCATGGCCGACGGCTCGCTGACGTTTCTCGAGCCGACGGTGCGCCCTGCCGAAGGCGACGACGACAGCGCCTGGCTGAGCTTCGAGGTGAGCTGTCCCTACATCGGACTGGAGGAGCCTGCATGAGGATCACGGCCGCACTTCTTCTGCTCGTGGCATTCCCGGCGGCCGCCGAGGTGTTCGTGGGCCCGGGAAGCCCGGGGTTCACGCAGTTCGGCTGGCGCTCGGAGGTGACCACGGCGGACCCCGAGGGTGAGGGGACCCCGTACGACCGCGACCTGCAGGGCGTGCGCGACGCGATCTGCATCGCCCTCGGGGGCGTAAGGGTGTGCAGCGCCGGCGACGTGGCGGAGGGTCAGCAGGGATGCGTCGCGGTCGGGGACCTGGTGCCCCAGCCGCGTCGGTGCACGGCTGCGTGGCGGCGCGTCGGAGCCTGCACGCAGCAGGAGCTCGACGACGAGGCGACGGTGACTCCGTCCTGCGCGCAGACGTGGGACTACTACCAGTGGCAGCGCTTCCGGCAGGACATCAAGCAGGGGCGCGACGCCTACGAGCGCGCCGTGTCGACACGGGACAACGCAGCCGGGAGCGAGACGCGCGACCCGGCCACGGGGCAGTGAGGAGGAGCTGATGACGACGCTCGTACAGGTGGTGCTCTCGAAGGAACGGGGAAAGCGCCTCGCCGGCGATGTCGTCGACGTCGACGAAGTGCGCGCCGCGCGCATGGTCGAGCTCGGGCTGGCGGCGTTCCCGCCGGCGGAGGAGGAATCGCCCGGCCCGGCGGAGACGCCGCCGGCGGAGGAGGAATCGCCCGGCCCTGCGGAGTCGCCGCCGGCGAAGGGGCCGCAGGAGCTGGGCGAGAAGCCGAAGCGGCGCAGGCCAAGGGCCCGGCGCAAGGAGGGCTGACGAATGGGCAAGCAGGTCCTCAAGAACATCCGGCTCTACGCGGGCGCGTTCTCTCTACACAGCGAAACGAACAACGCGGCGCTCCAGCGCCGCCTCGAGGTCGTCGATGCGTCGACGTTTGGCGTCAGCTCTCGGGAGAAGGCGTCCGCCCTGCACGACTGGTCGGCGAGCTATCAGGGCTTCGTCGACTACGACACGACCACGGTGCAGGCCCAGCTGGACGACGACCAGGCGGCCGGCAATTTGGTGACGGTCAGCTTCGGCGGCGTGTCGGCGGCCCCCGTCGGGTCGATTGGCTATGCGGGGAGAGCCCTGCATGCTGAGGTTTCGCGTTTCGGCCAGCTTGCCCAGATGGCGCCGTTCACCCTGAACGTGCAGGGTAGCGGGCGGCTGGTCCCGGGCACGGTGATGGAGAACGCCGCGATCGTCGCGACGGGCAATGGCGCGGGGGCGCAGCTGGGGGCGGTGTCGGCGGCGCAGAAGGCGTACTGCGCGTTGCACTGTGTCGCCTTCGACGGGACGTCGCTGGACATCAACGTGGAGTCCGACGACAACGCCGGCTTCACGACGGCTGTTGTTCGCGGCAGCTTCGCACAGCTCACGGACGTCGGCTCGGAGTGGCTGGAGATCTCCGGCCCAATCACCGACGACTACTGGCGCCTCGATTACACCCTGGTCGGGACGAGCGCCACGATCTTCGCGGTGATGGGTATCGCCGCCGGGTAACGACCAGAAGGAGACTCAGAAATGTCCAAAGTAGTAGGCGTCGACTACAGCGTCACAATCGACGGGAACGACCTGTCGGACCACGTGTCGAACGTGGGGCTCGCCCGCCGGCTAGAGACCGTCGACCTGTCGTGCATGGGGGACGGGTCGCGAGAGAAGGGCGCGGCGCTGAAGGACGGGAACGGAAGCATCACGTTCAAGAACGACTGGGCCGCGGGGCAGGTCGCCGCGCTCGTCGACGCGATCTTCGATGCCGGCGCGGCCGTCACCTTCATCCTCAAGCCGACGAGCGGCGCGATCTCGGCCACCAACCCGGGCTACACGTTTTCGGCTTTCGTGACCCAGTGGAACAGCTTCGGAGCGCTCGCCCAGGCGTCCGAGGCCCAGCTGAGCTACGAGATCACGGGCGACGTGACGCGGGACGAGACTCCGTGAGGCTGAACATCGCCTACGACGGTTTGGCGGACTCGCGCTGGGTGGAGCGCGGCCCTGTCCGCTTTCTGATCCGGCGGGAGGGAAACCACGACTACCAGCGGCACGTGTTGACCAACCGCTGGGACGCGATCCTCCCGGCCCTCGAGGCACAGGCCGCCGAGGGGGGGGAGGCTGGCGGCGCGGTCGAACTGCGTCGTCTGCCCGCTGGCGCGGCGGCGATGCTCCTGCCCGACATCGAGGGCGTGGCCCGTCACATCCTCGCCGGGTGGGAGGGACTGGCTCTCGAGCTCGATCTGGGCGAGACGCCCCCGGAGGGGTGGGTGATCGGCAAGGACGGGGAGGTGGAGTACTCGCCAGAGACGGCCGCCGACCTCTTCGCGCTCGAGGCGCGCCGGGGCATCGAGGACGGCGAGAGCCTGTTCGACTGGGTCGTCCGCGAGTCTCGCGCGATCGAGGAGTACCGGTCCAGAGGGATTCGGGGGATGGAAAAAAACTCCGGCGCTGGTACGCCTGGAAACTTGGAGCCCTCGGCGGACTGACCGCACTGCAGAGGCGAGCGATCCGCGAATGCCTGGACCGGGGCGAAACGCCGAGTCAGCTCGCCGACGCCCCGTCGCTTGCCCCCCCGGCCCAGGCGGTCGCCGGCGCGTACCAGCAGCTCACCCGTCAGTCCGGAGGCCTCGGGGGGCCTGGTGGCATCCCGCTGCGCGAGAAGTATGCGTGGCTCGACGAGCACGGCTACCGAGACCCTGGACACCGCGCCGCGATGCTCCAGCTGTGGGCGGCCCTCGACGACGAGGTAGGCCTCTGGCAGCAGGAGAGGGACGAAGACAGAGAGGCGAAGAGCCGCAGCTGACGAGGCCCTGACCGTGCCCCGCTTCAACATCCGCATCGACATCCAGAACGCGACGGGCGCGGATCTGCGCACGATCAAGCGCCAGCTGCGCGAGGTGGGCGTCGAGTCGCGATCGACGAAAGAGGCGATCGGTGGCGTCGGTGTGTCTCTGGGGGCGCTGCGGAATGTCGTCAGCGGGATCGCTCTGGGCGCCGTGGTGCGCGAGGTGGTCCAGCTCGGCTCGGCGTATCAGCAGCTGCGGCAGCAGCTCGTGACGCTGACCGGCGGGGACGTGGGGAAGGCGGAGGCCGTCTTCGAGCGCCTGTCGGACTTTGCCGCTCGCACCCCCTTCGAGCTCCAGGAGGTGGTGCGGGCTCACGCCCGGCTGCAGGCCGTCGGGCTCCGCCCGACCATCGGGCTGCTGACCTCGCTCGGCGACACCGCCTCCGCGAACGGCCGAAGCTTGATGCAGTTCGCGGAGGCCGTTGCCGACGCCGCGACGGGGGAATTCGAGCGGCTCAAGGACTTCGGCGTCGTCGCGCGCACGCAGGGTGAACAGGTGACATTCACCTTCCGCGGCGTAGCGACGACCGTGCAGAAGGACTCCGCCGCCATCGTGAGCTACCTCGAGGACATCGGTAGGACGGATTTCGCCGGGGGCATGGAGCGCCAAAGCAAGACGCTCGAAGGCGCCCTGTCGAACCTGCGCGATTCGTTCGCCCTGCTGTCCGATGCGATCTTCCGCAGCGGCATCGGCGAGGCGCTCACGTCCGTGACGCGCGCCTTGGCAGAGCGCGTTGGCGAGATCGCGCGGCGGTGGGACGAGCTCCGCGGCGCCGTCAACGATGGTATCGCCGCCGTGCTGCGCGGGTACCAGCAGCTCCTCGAGGTCCAGGCCAAGATCACCAGCCTGAATCCGTTCGCGACCGACAAGGCGGTCGCCCATCTGCGGGGGATGGCCCAGGAGATGGGCGACCTCGCCTCGGTGTACGAGGACTTCGGCAGGGAGGCGGCCAGGGGCCGCCCGGTCGAGGACCTGGGCGAGCAGGCGGAGGTCGCGGCGCGCCAGGTCGACGGCGTGAGCACGGCGGTCAGCACGCTGACGGACAGGATGGAGCGGTTCTGGGGGGTGGTGGAGGCGGGGCAGGGCCTCGAGCTGATTCCGCCGGCGATCGACCAGTCTGTGGTGAGGGGGCTGCTCGACCGGGCCGCGTCCCTGGACAAGGGAAACGAGCCCCTCCCGTTCCTGATCGACCCGGCGCGCGTCGAGGCGATTCGCCAGAACCTCATCGAGGTGCGACGGACGGCGATCGAGGAGCAGAACCGCTGGGCGGCCGAGGCGGACCTGATCGCGCAAGAGGCCGGGCGGGACATCGCAGGACGCATCGGTGGCGCCTTCCGCGAGACCTTCTCGGAGATTGTGCGCACGGGGGAGCTGTCGTTCGAGAACCTGTTCAACCGGCTCCTCGACGTCTTCATCGACTACCTCGGCGAGATGCTCCAGGCGTGGATCGCCAATCAGGGGGCGATGGCCGCCGCGTCGTCGTCGGGCCTCTACGGGCCAACGCAGAGCGGCGGCAACATTGGCGGTGGCGGTGGATACAGCAGCGCCGGCGCCGCCCTGGGGATCATGGCCGCGGCCGTCGCGTGGGTCCAGGCCGAGAAGGCGAAGCAGAACTACACCACCGGGTCCCTGACGCTCGAGGGCGGGCGGGAGGACATCTTCGCATCCGTCGCGGACCAGTTCGACGCTCTGTCCGAGGCGCTGCGGTCGATCCAGGACACGGTCCGCGAGGTGGAGCATCTGACGGGCGGCGTGCTCGCGTCGCTGCCGAAGGTCCAGATCAACGTCAAGAAGCAGGGCGAGGTGTGGGCGCACGTCTGGGACAGCGCCGGCACCCACTACGAGCGCGTCTTCCGCTCGGTGGACGAGGCGACCAGGTGGGTGCTCGCGACGTCTCTGCGGTTCGCGGAGTGGGGGGGGATCTCCGACGACGTCCGTTCCATCCTGGAGAACGCGGATGCGGCCGGGGGCGTCGAGGGCGTGCTCGAGGTCCTCGAGCATCTGCGCGAGATCTCGACTGCCGATCTGCAGCCGACGACGAGAGAGCTGCGCGACCTCGAGTACCAGTTCGATTCGTTCCGACAGCAGCTCGAGGAGCTCGGCGCAAGCGGGCTCCCGGCCGTCATGGAGTTCGTGGGCAACCTCCAGGATCTCCGCGACCAGATCGTCGGCGTTGAGCGCGACGAGTACCAGGAGCGCCGCGCGGCCGCTGAGGAGTTCAACGCCGAGCTCGCGCGGATCCGCGGCGAGTACGCGGCGGAGCTCGCGCGCCTGGCGGCGGCCCTGGAGATGTCCGCCCGGGCGGCAGAGGTGGCGGCGGATCAGGAGGAGCGCGCCGCGAGGCGGCGTAGCGAGGCGAACCGTGCGGTGGGGAGCCGGGGCGGGTACGAGACCACTGACATCACGCCGCGGGGGGGCGGCCCACAGGACCTGTACCCGGCCGGGCTGCCAGCGGACATCCAGCGCGAGATCGACGCCATCCGCGAGCTCCTCGGGGGCCTGCCTGAGGCGATCGATCCCGCGGACATCCGCCGCCGGGATCGCCGCGGGCAGCGCCAGGCGGAGCGGCAGGCCGCCCAGCAGGAGCGCGAGCAGCTGCGCGACGAGCTGTCGGGCCTGCTGCGCGAGGGGCTCGGGGGCGAGATCGAAGCGGCTCGCGAACGATTCGCCGAGCTGCGCGAGCGCGTCACCGATGCCGGCTTCGGCGCCGCCGAGCTGGCCGAGCACCTGGGGACGCTTGCCGAGGCCGAGGGTGCGGCCCTGGAGCGGCTCGCTGCCGGCGTGGTCGGCGAGGTCGAGCGCTTCATCGCTGGGAACGACATCGCTGCTCAGGTCGCCGCCCTCGCGGAGCAGACCGACGGCTGGCGGGAGTCCCTGGCGCTCCTCGCCGAGCAGGGGCTGATCACCGACGAGGTGCTCGCGCGGCTCACGGCCGGGCTGGGCGAGGCGCAGCAGGCCGCGCAGGAGCAGATGCGTGACGACGCACTTGGAAGGCTACGAGGCTTCGGTCAGAACAGCGACTTGCTACGCGGCCTCAACGGCATGCGCCGCCAGGCGGAAGAGATCGGTGAGGAGCTCCAGGCGCTCTTCGAGGCCGGCCTGATCTCGGAAGAGGAGCTGGAGGGCTATCGTCGTCGGCTTGCCCACATTGTGAGGAGGGAGTCGCAGGAGACCGTCACCGCGGAGGCTCAGAGCGCGGTCCTATACCTGCTCCAGGCTCTAGGGAGGACCAAGGAGGCGGCGGAGTTCTCATACAAGCTCAAGGTCGCCGAGATGCAGGTGCAGCTCGCGGAGCTGCGGATCGCAGAGGAGAAGTTCGGCCTCGACCTCGACATCGTCGACGAGTATGAGCGCCTCTTGCGCGAGTTCAAAGAGAAGGGCCCACCGAAGCCAGGCGACGTTGTCCCCCCCACCCTGCCGGGCACGGGCGCGGGGAGCTATTCGGAATTCATCACCAACTTCGAGCAGCTCCTGACTTCCGTCCGCTCCTTTATGGGGGGCGGATCCCAGCTGTCTCAGGCCGTGGCCTACATCGAGCAGCTGGAGTCCTTCCTCGGCGGCTACCGCGACGGGACGAGAACGACGCACCTGACCCAGCGCCAGATCGACGCGCTCGAGCTCGCCCAGGAGCAGCTGCTCGACTTCTACCTTGCTGCGCAGCAGGGTGGAGAGGGGGCCTCGGCCTTCGCCCAGGAGCTCTCGCGGATCAACGCCGACTTCGAGGTGCTCCGGGATGTGTTCGGCGACACCGCGGAGCTGACAGAGGCCTACAACCTGGCCCTCGAGGCGCTCAACGAGCGCTACCTGGCCGGCATCCGCGCCTTCCAGGAGAGCCTGCAGACGAGCGACCTGGCCCCGCTCACCGACCGGGCCCGGCTGGTCAACGCCCGATCGCTCTTCGACGAGGTTGCCAACGCGGCCCTGGGCGGCGACGTCGACGCGCTGCAGCGCTTCCCGGAAGTGGCCCAGCAGCTCCTCGAGCTCGCCCGCGGGTTCTTCGCGGGTTCGACGCAGTACGACGACATCTTCTCGCTCGTCGCGACGATCACCGACCAGCTGCTGGGCGTCGATCTGGTCAACGGGACCGGGCCGAATCTGGCCGTGTTCCCTGGCGCCGACCAGCTCAACGCCCTGGTGGGCGGGAGCGCGACGACGAACGAGCAGCTCTTCCGGCTCGGCAACACGTCCGATCAGCAGCTCCTCGCCCTCTACGACCTGCGCGACGAGGTGGTCCAGCTGCGCTCGAGCGTCGATGCGCAGCAGGGGACTCTCGACCGCCTGGCCGCTGACCTCTCCTCGTCGGCGCTGCGGAGGGTCTCGTGAGCCGTCCGGTCTGGCTGCTGACTGGGACGCCCTACGACCCCGTCACCGACGGCCAGGTGACGGTGCGCATGGGCTCCCTCGGGTGGAGCTCGCTGATCGCCGACACGCCATCGGCGGCGCTCTGGCGCTCGGCGCTGATGAGCCCGTACAACCGCCGCCACGAGGTGATGCAGGGCGGCCGCCTCACCTACGGCTCGCCGCCCTACTACGGCGACGTGACGATCGCGAACGCGGCCGGCGAGTGGGACTACCTGCTCGCCTACGAGTGGGCGGGGAGCGCCCTGCTGCTCGAGTACCTCGCCGACGAGGGCAACGCGTACTCGGCGGCGACGACGGTGTTCCAGGGCGTCGCCTCGCGTAACGCCTTCGGCTCCGAGCTCGAGCTCCACCTCCCGGCGCGCGATCGGCGCCAGCTCTTCGACCACCAGGTGCAGACGCGCACCTTCCGCGGCTTTGGGCCGGCGCTGCGCTTCGAGGCCGGCGAGTACGTCTCCTGGTCCTCGACGCCGGCCGAGGTCAACTTGACGGGCGCCCTGACACTGATGGCCTGGGTGCGGCTCTACACCCTCGGCGGGACCGGGAACCAGGCGCTGCAGACGTGGGCTGCCTCGAGCGGGACGAGCTACCCGTTCGACCTGCACCTGAGCGCCACCGGGCAGGTGGTCTTTCAGCACAAGAACAGCGGTACGACGTACTCGGTGAGCACCACGGCGACCCTCGCGGCGGGGACGACGTACCACCTGGCGGTGACCGTGACCGGGACGGCCGTCGTCGTCTACATCTGGGACGACGACGCCCAGAGCCTCACGACCGAGTCGCTGACCCTGGGGAGCGGGACCCGCGCGGCGGCCGCCGACACCTTCAAAATCGGCTACTCGGCGCAGGATGGAAAGCAGGACGTCTGGGAGGCCAGGGTGTACTCCGCGGCCCTCACCCAGGCGGACATCGAGCTCTACCGCGAGCACCGCGCCGTGGGCGACGAGCTGATCGCCTCCCTCGATGGGTACTGGCGGCTCGACGACTTCTCCGTCGGGGGCTCGCCGCCCACCTCGGTCGCCGACACGAGCGGAAACGGGAACACGGGCACGATCAACGGCAACTCGTGGGTGGGCTCCCTCGAGGGCCCGGAGTCGCTCGCCGGCACGCCGCGCCCCGTGGGGTGGGGGGTCGTGCGCGAGGCGCCCGGGATCCTGATCGACGACGCACGCAACGCCGCCGGGACCCTCGTCTACTACGTCGTCGACGGGCCGATCAACGCGGTGAGCTCCGTGAAGGACCGCGGCGTCGAGCTCACCGCCGGCGCCGACCAGGCCGAGCCCTACGTGTCCGGGCTGACGTTCTCCGGGGTCGACTACTACCCGTGCACGGCGTACGGCTGCATCCTGCTGAACGCCGATCCCGCGGGCGAGCTCACGGTGACCTGCCAGGGGAACACCGAGGGCGGCTACTCCGCTGCACGGCACACGATCATGCGGCGCATCGCGGTCCACCAGGTGGGCCTGGCGGACCCGGGGGACATCGACACGGCGGCCTTCACCGCCGCGGCCGCGGCCGACGTCGCTGGCGACTGCGGGTGGTACGCAGGGACGTCACCGGTCGCGGCGTCGGCCGCGCTCGACGAGCTTTCCGCCCCGGATGGGTGGTGGACGTTCACGCGGGCCGACAAGCTCTCCGTGCGCGTCCTCCCCGTGCCCGAGGGCATCGTGGGCGCCACAGCGCTAGACGATGGGGACGTGCTCTCGAGCCCGCTCGACCCGATCGACCTGCCGCCGCCGCCGTGGCAGATCGCCGTGGGCTACTACCACCACGAGCGCTTCTACGCGGCCAACGACCTCGCCGGCGCCGCGGCGGAGCTCGAGGACCTGGCGGGCCTGACCAAGGAGTGGCGCTTCGCGGAGGACACCGACCTCTCGATCTACGCCGACATCATCGGCTCCGAGCCGGAGACGTTCCCGTCGCGAGCGCAGACGGAGGCTGGGGCTCGGGCGCTGGCGGCCCGGCTGCGCAGCCTCATAGGTGTGGTGGGGCGGCGCATGTACCGATTGGGGCGCGTCGACGCGCTGTTCGCGCACGAGGTGGGCGACGAGGTGGAGATGGGCTCGACGGTGGACAGGTACACGCTCGCGGGGCTCAGGGGCGTGATCGTCGGGCTGACCGAGGACGCGGCCCGCGGCGACGTGCAAATGACCGTCTGGGGGAGCTAGGCCGTGGCTGACGTCTTCTACTACTCGACGCAGCAGCGCTACATGAACGGCGCGAGCATCTACGACTTCTCGTCTGAGAACGGCGACGAGGTGGCAGCGAACGTCCTCGACCAGGATGGGCGGCATCCCTGGCACCCGGATGTGATGACCACGAGCCCAACGACGTACGAGCACGTCGAGATTCAGCGCTCTGTAACGATCAACGAGCCGGACTTCCTGGAGTCTGACAACGCCGTGGTTGCCGCGGCGCTGTACGTGCGTCCCGCAGGCTCGTACACCTGGGCGCAACTCTTGGCCCGCCTGCGAATGCAGTTCCGCACGTCGCACGACCAGTCGCAGCTGACCTCCTCGCCAAACTACGACAGCGGCGCGCAGTCGCTGCCGCAGGACCTGATGGAGCTGGGCGAGAAGCAGGGATACGTGCACCTGATTCACGTGGACAAGGCGGCGGGGTGGGATGACGCGGATGATGAGTGGGCGCGGTTCGACTTCAACGCGACCGGCGGAAGCCTCGAGGTAAAGATCGGTGCCCTGTGGTGGGGGAGCGCCTGGTCGCCGTCATACACGCCCGACTTCGGTTTCGAGATCGGTTACGACGAGGAGGAGGTGAAGCGGGAGACGCTGGGCGGAAGCGAGAGCCGCCAAGACCGAAAGAAGCGCAAGCTGATGTCGGCCGCCTTCTCCCAGCTCTCGACCGCGGACGCTGTCGCCGTGGCGATTCACGGGCTGGACATTGGGGCGAGCGCGCGGGCGCTCGCGGTGATCGTCCCGGACAGCAACGACAACAGCGAGGCTCACCTCTTCAGCGCCCACGGCTTCTTGCAGAGCCCTCGGCGGCGGCCGAGGCTGGCTCGCTCTCGGGTGTCGGATCGGCGGTGGGAGTGGGGATTCGCAATCGAGGAGCGGTTCTGATGCGCCGGGTTCTCGCTCTCGCCTTCCTGGTGTGTGCCGCGCCGGCGCTGGCCCAGACCTACCGCAAGGTCGCGGACCTCCCGCGCTTCCCGCGCTACCCGGTGGTGTTCCTCGTGGACGATGGTGCCTCGGCGAGCGACTGCTCGACCGGCGGGGGCTCGGCCACGGTGTGGTGCGCCTACGACGTCACGGCCGGCGCGTACTACGCGATGTGCCACGGCGGGAACACCGTGTGCGGCGCTGGGGCGACCACCGACGCGGTCGAGGTCGAGGACGGCGACAACGCCGGGACGTTCACGTCGATCGACTCGACGGCGCGGTTCGACGACTCAGGTGACATCAACTTCACCCACGGCGACGGCGGCGCCGGAGGGCCGGACACGGTCATCGGTACCGTGCGCGCCAACTCCGTCGCTCTGGGAACCGACACGACGGGCGGGTACGCGGGGAGCGCATCTGAGGGCGGCCCGGCGACGTCGGCGCTGGCCGTGTGGGACCAGGATGGGGACACGGGCATTCAGCCTGACGAGGGCCTGACCGACGCGGACGACATCCGCTTCGATCTGGCCGGGACCGAGCGGGTGCATTTCGACAGCGACGGTAACGGCGGACTGCCGTGGTGGCTGACAACGAACGTCCAATGGAGAAGCGCAGGGGACTGGAACGAATCCGGTGGCCCCGCGGGCGCATTATGGGTCGCGTTCGACACCTCAACTTCGGCGCCGCTGGGGCAGGTGTTCTGGCAGGACGGAGACAGCGACACCACCGACTTCTTGCCGGTTTTGCAGGGGCGCAGCAACGGGAACGCGTTGGGAATGGCCTTCGTGGGAGTGATCGCGAGCGCGGAGGATGCGGCGGGTGGGTACGGCTTGAGTTTCCAGGCGAGGGAGTCGGACGGGACTGGTCTCGACGCTGCGGGACTGGTGTCGTTCGCCGACGCGAGTTCGTATGCGGTCAGGGCCGCCGTCGACCACGACGGAACGATCGGAAGCGACGGCTGTGTCCGCCTCGCGTCCGCAGATGACGACGCAAGTGGCGTCAGGATTTGCGCGACCAGCGACCGCCCGTACGTCGACTACGACAGCGACGGGGCGCGCGACAGCGGCGAGCTCCTCGCCGCCACGCCGGTGTCGAGCTCCGCGCCGTTCACGTGCGACAGCACCTGGTACGGGCAGACGTGGTACGACTCCGGGAATGGCTTGTGCGTGTGCAACGCATCGGGGTGGGTGCGCACGGTGGACGAGTCCACGGGGTGCAGCTGATGCGGTCCTGGATGATCGAGCCGGCGGCGAAGCTCGTGGTGGCGACGGCGGCGGCGCTGGCCGCTGCATCGTTGGGCGCCGTGGGGCAGCTACCCGTCGAGATGGTCGCCTATCTTGGGGAGCTCCCGTTTTGGTTGGTGTTCGCGTTCGCGGCCTCGCTGGCGCGCACCTCCCTCGAGCTGTTGCAGGGGGAGGGTGCGCTGAGCGTGCGCAGGCTCATGGCCTCGCTGTCGGTGTCCCTGTTCGTGTGCCTGCTGGCCGTGGGCGGGACGGTCACCGTGCCATTCGTGCGCCGGGTGCTGATTGTGGGCGGCTCCTGCTTTTTGGGCGAGGGGCTCCTGGCGGCCGCACTGTCGCAGTCCGAGCGGATCCGTCGCGACCCGTCGCAGCTACTGTCGCTGCGGTCGGTGCGCGATGTCCTTCGGGCCGTGCTGGTCGGAGGGAAGGGCCGGAATGGGGATTGAGGACTACGCGGCGGCTGCGATCCGATTGCTGCGCGTGGGTGGTGCAGCCTGGGTTGCGGCCGTGGTTGTGCGGGCGATACGGCGTCACGAGGAGCGAGTGCGGTCCGGGGCGCCGGTGAACCGCTGTTTCGCCGTGACACTACTTGCGAGCCTCGTTTTCAGCCTTGGTTACGTGCTGCAGACGTGTGGGTGGTGGATCGTCGTCGGCGCGGACGTGACGCCTCGGGCAGCCCTGATGCTGCTCGGAGCAACGGCGGTCGATGGATGCGCCATGCTGGCGCTTCTGTCCTTCCTGGAAGGGCTGCGGGAGTAGCGATGTTGCGTTGGGATCACGTCTTTGTGCACCACTCGGCCGGCTCAGACACCGACTCGATCGAGGCTGACGAGTACCGCCGTCACCACCTGAGTCTCGGGTGGCGCGACATTGGGTACCATTTCGTCGTCGAGCAGGTTGAGGGTCGGGGTTTCTGGCCGATCGGCGGGCGGCCGCTGAACATGGTCGGCTCGCATTGCCCGGGCTGGAACAAGCGAGCGCTCGGCGTCTGTCTGGCCGGCAACTTCACGCTCGAGCCGCCGCGAAGGGAGCAGCTGGAGGTGGCCGCCAAGCTCGTCGCCGGGCTCTGCGACGCCTTCAACATCCCGACCGACCACGTCCACCAGCACCGCTGGCACCGGGCTACGGAGTGCCCGGGCGACGCATTCCCCTTTGATGAGTTCCTCGGGCTCGTCGACGGGCACCGGGTCAACGGCGACGCCTGAGTCTCGCGCCCGGGCGCGCCGGGTGGAGCCACGGCTCCATGCCTGGCTGTTGGATCAGTTGGGCACGATATAGCTTTTTCCGCTGCGCCCGAGCCGTTTGGGGGAGCTTCCTAAGCTCTAGGTCGAGGGTTCGAATCCTTCCAGCCGCACCACCTAACCCCAACAGAATCAGCAATTAAGGGCCAGCTGGAACCCCCGCCGGCGGTGGCGGAAGTGGGGCGAAAGGTGTGGAAAAGCGGGGGATTGTGGGGGTGAGGTTGGATCAATTGGGCACGGAATCCGGAGCTGCGGGGTGTAGAATCTCGCGCGAGTCGCGGGCGGATGGGCCCGTCGGCGCAGAGATGAGCGGCCAAGCGGGCTCGGCCGTGCCCAGGTCATAGAGACCCACGGTGGGGGTAGAACCCGGGCGGGAATCGAAGGGCGCCTGGCGTACGCAGGCGCCCTTCGTCGATTCTTGCTCACCCCGCCTGTTTGGTCGCGGTTGGCCGATGCGGCCTAGGCGAAGGCGTCGATGCCTGGAGGCCACTGGGGGTTGACCTTCTCGTGGGCATGTGCCGAGTCGAAAAGGGGGAGCAGGCGCATCGCAGCTACGCTGCCCGCCGCGGCCGCCCTCATCGCGCGCTGTTGCTTCGCGTGATGCGGGGTGCGGGGCCGGTCAAACATGGCCCGGAGCGCCTTCGATGCCTCACGCCTCTGGCAGGCGGCCTTCATCGCTGCCCGCCCGTGCTCGACCGGCCCGTTGAAGAGGTCGTCGAGAGAAAGGGCGGGGTCACGCTGCTTCAGGAAAAAGAGCAGCGCGAGAACCTCTCCGCGTCCATACCAGCTCTTTGGGCGCGTGTAGTGGACGATGCGGTCGCCTGGCTCGTCGCCGATGTCGTACGCGAGCGCTTCGTCGACCTCGGCGTCCGAGATCCCCAGGCGCCATAGGACAAGCTCAGGGGCGAACCTCTTCACCCCGCCGCGCTTCCGGGGTCGCCTCCACCGGGCTCCCAGGACCTTGCCCCGGTGCATCTGCATCACGTCTCTCCTCTCCGTATGTCGCTGAGCGCCCCCGTGGCGACGAGGCGAGCTAGGGGCCCGGTCAGGCTCTATCCGACGCCTTCCGCGATGCCTCGGTCGCAAGGGTGGTCTCAAGGCGCCGGATCTCGTCCTCCATCTTGCCCCGAATCTCATCGATCGTCGCGTTCCACTCGGCGGCAAAGACCGGCCAGCACTCGCGGCACAGCTTCTCGAAGGGCCTGGCCTGGATCCGGCGCCGCCCGCACCGCCAGCAGGTGACTCGTCGGAGGCCGTGGCGGGGAGGCTTGCGCACGAGTTCCCGGAGATCATCGATCCTGACGTCGGTCGTCACGTGTCGCCCCTCCGCATGTCCGAGAGCGCCCCTGTCGCCCTCCTGAGCGCGTCGAGGGGCAGGTAGGCCCTCTGGTAGCCCATGGTCGTCGCGAGCTGGCTGTGCCCCACGAGGCGGGCCACAGCGTAGGGATCTTGCCCGGCCTCGAGGAGCCAGGCGATGACGGCGTTCCTCGCGACGCCGAGGTACTGGAGCGGTGGCTCTATCGCCGCTGCCTTGCTGGCCGTGCGGAAGCGGGAGCGGAGCGTCTGGTCGGTGAGGGGGAGGCCGCGGAGGTGGAAGAGCCGGCGGGTGATCGCGGGCATGCGCTCGCGGAGCCATGCCTCGAGGTGGGCGTGGAGCTCGTCGCCGATCGGGACGACCTGGGCGCGCCCCGTCTTCGCCGCCGCGAAGGTGATCAGCTTGTTGGCGAGGTCGACCTGGTCGAACTCGAGGGCGTAGATGTCGCCCGGGCGCATGCCGGTCGCGATCGCGAGCTCGGCGACGGTGCGCTGCAGGGAGCCCCGGGGCATCGCGTCGAGCCAGGCGAACAGCTGGGTCCGCGGGACGACGCGCTTGCCGCCGGTGCTCCTGGGGAGGTGGCGCGGGATTCTCCACGCCGGCTCGACGGCGGCCCACCCGTAGACGCGACGCAGCATCACCAGATCCTTGCGCACTTGGACGCTGCCCGCCGGCCGCCGCGCGTCGTCGCTGAGCCGCCGGCCGCGGCGCCAGGCGACGTAGGCGGCGACGGCGCGGTCGTCGAGCTCAGCGGCGTTCACGGTTTCTCGCCCGGATTCGAGGAGCCACTTGAGGGGGCCGGCCGTCTGCTTGCGGTAGGCCTCGGCCGTCGACGCGCGCAAGCTCCCCTCGAGGGCCCGCGCGTCTGCCTCCTCGCGGAAGGCCTCGACCAGGTCGACGAGCCGCCGGCGCTCCTGGGTGATCCCGGGGAGGCCGTGGCGCCTCAGCGCCCCGTCGACCTCGACCAGGTCGCGGAAGCGCTCGGCCTGTGGGAGGGTCGTGAAGGTCTGCGCGATAGTCTGCCCGGCTCGGCGCATCCGCACCTGGTAGCGCCCCGAGGGGAGCTCGCGGATGGAGCGTCGCCGGTCCTTCGTCACGGCTGCTCACTGGTGGCCATGGCTGGCCACTTTCTGGGCGGTGGTCATCGGTCGTCTCCTGCTGGTCGCAGACATGGGATCCGGGGGACACGGCGCAGAGTGGCGGGGCAGCGAGAGGATCTTGCGCGCGCGGTCGCCGTCGCCGCGCCCCCACAGCGAGAGCGTGACCTCGCGGCCATCGTCGGCCGGGAGCCAGAGCCGGTCGGCCTGGCGCGCGTCGAGGTGGAGTGCGAAGGGGGAGTCGGAGCCGTCCTCGAAGAGAACCTCGAGCGAGTCGCGCCCGCCCTCCGCCTCCCACGGCCCGCGGGAGACGACGGCGCTGTCGGCGCACCGCGCCTCTTCGACGATGTCGGTGGCGATCGTGTCGGGGAGGAGGAGCCGAACCGCGCCGGCGTTGATGGAGAGGTAGACGAGGCCCCGCCGGGCGTGCTCGGTCGACCAGTAGTCGGTGGAGACGATGCGGGGGCCGTCGTTGATGATGCGAATCATCGCCGCGTCCGCCTCTTGGGCGGGTGCTGCTGGAGGGTGCCGGCTTGGCGCTCGCGCTCCTGGAGGACGCGGAGCGCGAGCTCGATGACGCCGGTGCGGCTCAGGCCGAGCTCGGCGACGAGGCGCAGCAGGATCGCCGCGCCGTCGTCGCTGAGCCGGATGCTGGTGGGGGTGCTCATGCCTGCCGCCGCGCTCGTGGCGTGGCCTCCAGCGTGGGCGCGGATGGTCGGGCCGCGATGACGAAGCCATGGTCTGGGCCGGTGCTCGTGAACTCCACGAGCCCGCCACCAGGGACGCGCCAAGCTAGGGAACGCGGGTCGACGCGGGGCCCGAGTGGCCACCACGGCTCGTCCTCCCACCTTGAGACTTCGAGCTCTTGCATGCCGGGCGTGAGCTGTGACAGCTCGGCCTCGAAACGCTTTTGGAGGCTTCGGACGATGTCGTATATGGTCTCCTCCTCCTGGGCGTCGAGGTCTGCGGTGTGGCGATCGCAGATGCCGTGCTCGGCGCAGTAGTCGGCGGCTATGCCGCCAACCAGCGACCAGCGGACATCCTGCGGCGCACCACCGCCCTCGGCGACCGCCCGGTACAGACGCTCGGTCGCGCGGTAGACGTAGTAGGTGGCGTCGCTCTCGCCGGTCTCAGCGTCGGCGCGGGCGGCGTCCTCCGAGCGGCCGATGCCGTATATGGCGAGCCCGTCGGCGTCGGTGGCGATGTAGTAGGGCATGCTCTCCTCCTGGTTGTGTTCGGCGGCGGTGGTGCGCTCGCGGCCGGTGATCGGGTCGGTGTAGGTGGTCATCTCTCGTCTCCTTCGGAAAGGTAGTCGGTGATAGCGGGCCATGGGCGGGTGTCGTTGACGCCACGGTGGGTCCGGTCGCGCTCGTACACGGCGCGCGAGTAGGCGATGCACCTACGGACGAGCTCGGTGTCGAGAATGGCGAGGGTGATGATGTCGGTGATGGCCGGGCAGCCGTCAGCGTCGGTGCCGACCTGGCGAGCGCGACAGACCCAGCCGTAGCTGTCGGCGTCGTAGAGGAGCCGGGCCGCGTAGTCGGCGAGCAGCCGCGCGACCCAGCCGGGGCCGCTCTGCCAGTCGTCGGGGCGGATCGCCTGCGCGGAGAGCCCCGGCTCGCGAGTGCGAGTTTGGTGGTTGAGCGAATAGCCGCGGCGGATGTCGTCGCGGTGCCCGCGGCTATAGCGCACGTAGATGACGCCTTCGGCCGCGAGCTCGCGGAGGCCGTCGAGGCTGGTGATCGTGCCCAGCTGCTGCGCCCTTGCCATGACTGCATTGTAGCGCGTTTGCGCTACGGACGCAATGGGGAAAGTGGGGCGAAAGTCAGGGGCCGCAGCGTGCCTCTCCGAGCACTGCCCGCTTGTTCTCCCGCGCGAGTTTGGCCGCGTCGATGACCTTGACTCGGTAGCCTGTAACCATCCCGTTCTCGCGCAGGACCTCGCAGACGTACCGGGCGTAGCCGTCGCGGCTTGAACCGTCGTCGAGCACGCCGACGAGGAACGTCTGGGGGGTCGACCAGTACGCATCCTTGGCGGTGGGTTCGTCTGGCCCCTGGAAGCGGGCGACGAGGGCGGCCTGGGTCGGGGCTGGCGGCGAGGCCCCGCCGCCGCCCTCAGTGGCGACGTAGGTGCACCAACCGATCCCGAGGGCGCCGACGAGAAGGACGAGGCACGCGCAGCCGGGGCTGACCTGGGTTGGCTTGCCCATCGTTCGGCTCTTTACTCTGCCACGCCAGCGCCCAACGAGTCACCTCCTGGGTGAGCACGAACCTCACAGGAAGGGAGGCGCGGGATGGATGGCGAAGAGGCCGTGATGGTGGCGCGTGTGCGAGCAGCCGTTGCCGCGGGTGATCTCGAGGAGGCCGCGAGGGTGGCGAGTGACCTGCTCGAGCGGGATGGAAGCCATGACCCGGAGGGGACTGCGTCGCTGCGGCGAGCGCTCATCGCTTTCGCTTGGCGGAATCGCCTGGTGTGGGTGCTCCGTCGTCATGCTGAGAGTCAAGCACCTCGCCCACGGCCGCGCGCGCCGACTCGCTCGCGGCGATGATCACGCCGAGGCGGGCCTGAACGCTGCGCAGCTCCACCTTGATCGCCCGCAGCTGCTTCGCTGCGATGCCGTCCGGGCCAGGGAGGCCGAGAAGGTCGTCCGTGGGCGTTCTGGTGATCCCGCTCAGCCGCGCCAGTGTGGCGAGGTCGGGGGCGTTGTCTCCCGTGCACCAGCGGCTGACGGCGGCGTCGCTGACGCCCAGGATCTCGGCGACCTGGGCTTGCGTGAGCCCTCGCGCCCTCATGGCGGCACGGAGGCGGTCCGCGAAGCCCACGGGGGCGCCAGCCCTCCTGATTGCGGTCACCGTAACAGGATGCAGTAGGGGACTTGACATATGCGCAACGCAGGCGTATGGTTGTTTACGCAATGCGTAACCCGCCCCGCTTCGAATCGTTCCTTCGGGAGCACGACGTCACCCAGGTAGAAGTGGCCCGCGTCCTCGGCCTGACGGCCGCCACGGTTTCGAGGAAGCTCGGCGGCGAGATCCGTTGGAACGTCGCCGAGGCGAACGCCATCGTTGCGCACTTTCGCCAGCGCTGGCCCGACCTGACCCTCGACGAGCTTTTCGGCGACCAGGTCGAGTCGGTGTCTGAGGAGGTGGCGTGAGGGCAGGGGCGGCCTTTCCGCCGCTTCGGGCCGAGCAGGTCTTGGCGCGGCTTCGGGAGGTCCATCGCCCCTCGGCCCAGCGGCTGTTGCTGTCGCAGATCCTCACGGGCGACTCTCGGCGAGCCGAGATCGACCGTCTCGCGGCCGAGGTGGCCGACCTGGTCGCCGGCGCCGACCCGGTTGTCGCGAGAGCTGCGCTGACGCTCGTCACGCTCGAGCTCCGGGAGCAGGCCGACGCTGCCGCCGTAGAGACGGAGCTTGCGAGATGAGCCGCGAGGAGGCCACCCGCCTGATGATCGCCGGCGCGATCGCCGAGCACCCTCGGCGGGAGGAGATCGAGGAGCTCGCCGCGAACCTGCGCCGCCTGCTCGCCGCCGCCGACGACGACGGCTCGGAAGACGGCGTCGGCGAGATGGCGCTCGCGCTGGTGGGCGCTGAGCTGGCCTGCGCGGACACGTCCGAGGAGGGCCGCCCGTGACGCTGCACGAGCACTGGCTCTCGTACTCCCGCGAGGTCCTCCCCGCACACGCGCCAGAGGTACAGCGGGCTGAGACACGCCGAGCCTTCTACGCCGGCGCCGCCGCCCTCTTCTACTCGCTCACCAGCCGGCTGGAGCCCGGCGGGGAGCCGACGGATGCCGACGTCGAGATGGTCGAGGGGCTGCGCCGCGAGCTGGTCGGTTTCGTGTCGCTGATGGGGACGGAGGAGGAGAGCCGCTCGCTCGTCACAGAGGGGGTGTCGTAGATGCCGGTCGAGTACGCGACCCTGGCGCTGATCTGGGCACGGAGCGCCGCGGAGGCCGCGGGGCGCTACGTCGAGGGTCAGGAGATGCTGGCCGAGGGCGGGGTCGTCCACGTGTGCGTCCGCGGCCCCGGGGACTCGTCGGTCGAGAGGTTCGAGGTGACCGGCGAGGCGACGATGGTCTACAGCGCCCGCGCCGTCGAGCTCTCGGCCCCCTCGCTGGTCGGCGCGGAGGTGGAGTAGGTGCCCGAGGGTAGAAAGGTGGCCGACGACGTCACGGTCCGAATCGAGGGCCTCGAGGACCTTCCCGAGAAGCTCGCCGAGATCGGGATCGAGATGGAGGAGGGCGCGCTCGGCGGACGGATGGGGCGCGCAGAGCTGGCGCGGCGATTCGAACGTCGCCTGGCAGAGCAGATCAAGGGGAGGCGTCGGTAGATGCCCCGGAAGGCCATCGCCAGCGATCCGGACGCGCTGCCGCGCCACCCGCGCCAGGTGCGGCGCATCGTCACGGCGTCGGCGAAGCGCGCCCTCGAGGCGCTCGCCGCCGGCGGCTTCCCGTCGACGTTCCACGCCCTCGTGCTCGTCAGCTTCGCGTCGTACGCGGCTCGGCGGATGACGGCGCGTGAGTGCGAGGCGGAGGTCTTCGACCTCGAGGCCCGACGGCGCAAGACGATTGGGCTCGACAGAGGCGAGTGGGCCCCCGGCGCGCCGCCGTCGGACGAGCGCGCGCAGCCGATCGACGAGGAGGTGGAGGAGGTGGCGCATGGGTGAGCTCACCACCTCGCTACGCGCGAGCGCCGCGGGAGAGTCGTGCGGGGTGGCGGCGATTCCGCACGTGCCGGGGGAGATGCTGGCGACGACGCCACGGCCTCGGCGCCCGCTGCTGCGCTACTACGGTGGCAAGTGGCGTCTCGGCCCGTGGATCTGCGATCACCTCCCGCCGCACGGCTGCTACGTCGAGCCATTCGCCGGCGCGGCGAGCGTGCTCCTCCAAAAGGCGCCTGTTCCGTCCGAGGTGCTCAACGACCTCGATCGGGAGTTGGTGTCGTTCTTTCGCGTGCTCCGCCGCAGGACTGCGGAGCTCGTCCGGGCGATCGAGTTGACGCCGTTCGCCAGGGCGGAGTACGAGGCGGCGCGCGATCGCGGCGATCTGTGGGAGAGCGACGAGCTAGAGGCGGCTCGTCGTCTCTACGTGTGCTGCTGGCAGGCCTTCCACGCCGGTCTGCGGCCCAACAAATCGGGATGGCGCCACTGCAAAGGCACGTCGAGAAAGACGACGGCCGCGCACGAGTTTGCCGACGTCGAGCACCTCTGGGCGATCGTCGCGCGGCTTCGCACGGTGCAGCTCGAGTGCTCCCCGGCGCTCGAGGTGATCGCCCGCTTCGACACGCCCCACACGTGCTTCTACGTCGACCCGCCGTACCCCAAGACCACCAGGTCGCACCGATGGGGGCGCGACGCCTACAAGCACGAGCTCGGGACGGCTGAGGAGCACGAGGAGCTCGCGGAGACCCTCCACCGGGTGCGGGGCATGGTCGTGCTCTCGGGCTACCGAAGCGAGCTCTACGATCGGCTCTACGCCGATTGGGCACGCGCCGACAAGCGGACGCAGACGCTGAGGGGCGGAGGGGCGACGGAGAGCCTGTGGCTCTCGCCGTCGGCCGTTGACGGTCTCCGATCCCGGTGGCCGATGTTCTGGAGGCAAGCATGAGGATCAGGCTGGGTTCGCGGGTTCGAGACACCGTCACGGGCTTCGAGGGGGTCGCCGTCGCCCGGACCGAATGGGTGCATGGATGCGCCCGGTACGGCGTCGAGGCGACGGAGCTGCACGACGGGAAGCCGATCGAGGCGCAGTGGTTCGATGAGCAGCGGCTGTCGTTGGTCGCCGGCGCGAGCTCCGTGCGCGCGGACGACCTCGCCGGCGCCGCGCCCGGTGGCCCTCGCCCGGATCCGGCGCCGCGAGGCCCCGGGGGCTGATCGATGGCGAAGCGTCGGCGCATCACCACGCACGAGCGCGCCCGCGTTTGGGCGGAGAGTGGCGGCGACTGCTTCTGCTGCGGCGCCGACATGGACCCGTTCACGTTCGCCGTCGTCGAGGACGATCGGACACCGCTCCCGGAGGGAGCCCCCCGCACGGACGCGCTCGTCGCGTTCTGCGAGTCGTGCACGGCGCTGAAGGGGACGCGCTCGCTCTCCAGCTTCTCCGCGCACGTGGCCGCGTGCCTGCGGGTCGCCCTGGACCTCGAGGCCGCGATCCAGATCCGCGGGACCCAACTTCACTTCTTCGGTGAGGCGCCGCCGACCGAGGGGCCGGCTGTTCCGGTCGCCGCGAGCCCGGACGCAGAGGCCCAGGAGCCGTGACCGAGATGCGCAATCCCCCGGGGGCGGTGGAGGACGGGCGCCCCGTCACGCCGGCGACGACCATCGGCGAGCTCCTGGAGCCCCGGCCGACCGCGCTCGAGCGCTCGCGCTGGTACGAGCTCGCCCGCTACCTGACCCGCGCCGGGGTGCCGCAGTCGCTCCGGGTGCGCGAGCTCGGTGGCGTTGCCCAGGGGCCGCTGCCCGGGATCGGGCCGAAGCGCCTCATCGAGATCGCCGGGCTGCTCAACGCTGCCGCGGGAAACGCGGGCGAGCCTGGGAGGGGGAGCGCGTGCTGAAGCTACCGATGCGCCAGTGGGTGGGGCGTCTCGTGCGGTCGACCCGCGTCTTCTCGAACGAGCTGGGAGAGGTTTCTGCCGGGCACCTGTTCCGCGTCGTGTCGGTGAGCCGAGGTCTCAGCCTGGAGTCGGCCGCGCGGTGTCACGCCTGCGGCTTTCGCTTCCGGGTCTGCCGCGTGCGCCCCGAGGACCTGTACCCGGCGCTGGACGAGGCTGGCCAGGGGGGCGAGGGGCGATGAAGCCGGGGCGCCCAGGCGAGCCGAAGGCGGTTGCGGCGGTGCTCGACGACGCCCTCGGTGAGGTGCTGGACGGGCGGCTGATGTGCGACGGCTGTGGAGCAGCGCTTCCCCTCTCGGGCGCGGCGCAGGTGCTCGACGTTCGGAGCGGGCTCACCCTCTGCTGGGACTGCTGGGGCGACCCGATGCAGGAGGACGATCCGCGATGACGATCCCGGGGCTCATCCCGTTCTACCGATGCCACAGGGGCGAGGTGGAGGAGGCGGTGCCGCCGACTCCGTCGCATGGTGCCCCGTCTGACGCCCCCGCTGAGGGGGAAGGGACGGCGCCGCGCGGGCACCCGCGCCACGCCGTCCCGCCGGTCACGCCTGGCTCCTGGTGGTGGTGCGTCGAGTGCTACCGCCAGGTCCTGCCGGGGTCCGTCGCCATCGTCGAGAACGCCGCCGAACGGCTCTGCACCTGCAAGGGCTGCAGCGGGCTGCTCGGCGCCCTACCGGAGCAGCAGGGAGGAGCGAGATGAACATCGCAGAGGGAGAGCTGACGCTCGAGGGGTTCGCGCACGGCGCGCTTCGCGAGCGCTTCGCCGACGAGCTCCAGCGCGTCGTCGACAACATTGACGACCCCAATACGGAGCCGGAGAAGGTCCGCTCGATCACGATCAAGGTCGCGTTCCGGCCGGACGGAGACCGCAGCTCGGCGAAGGTCGAGACGACGGTCTCGACGAAGCTCGCGGGCCCGGTGGCCTCGACGAGCCGGGTGTTTCTATCGCGCATGGGCACCGGGCGGCGCCTGGTGGCCTACGAGCACGACCCGCGGCAGGTCGACCTCTTCGCCGCGGCGACGCCGAACGGAGGTGCCTCGTGATCCGAGAAGCGATGGAGTACATCGGCGAGCTCACGCAGGCGAAGCCGATCGTTCTCGGCGGAATCGAGTACAGCACGCTGCCCGCCTACCTGCCGCCGGCGGAGCCCCTCGCGGACCCCATCGTCCTCTCGACGCTCGAGGGTTTCGTCGGCTTCCTGGATGCGGACATCGACGATGCCTTGGTCGACGAGCGCGGCGAGGGAGACCCGTCGCGTCACCTGGTGTGGGTGGAGTCGCCGACGAGCGTGTCGTTGCTCGGCCCGCTGAAGCGGCGCGAGCGCAAGCGCGAGTGTCTCGTGCGTGCGAAGGCGACGCCGCCGCGCCAGCTCGACCGGTTCGGCCAGTGGTGGAGCCTCGAGGAGGCGCAGATCTACCTGCGCACGGCGTGCTCCGATTCGGGGCAGCGCGCCGAGCTCCTCGAGCTCCTGGCGCGGGTGTCGACGCAGGACGAGGTGAGGGTGGCCGACGACGGGATCAGCCAGGAGATGGCGGTGAAGGCCGGGACCGTTCGCCTGGCCCGCGAGACGGTCTCACCGACGTGGCAGCTCGCTCCCTACCGGACCTTCCCCGAGGTGACGCAGCCGGTCTCGCAGTACCTGCTGCGGGCGAAGAAGGGCGAGGGCGGGTTCGTCATCTCTCTGCACTTGGTGTGTGACGGGCTCTGGGAGCTCGAGGCCATCAGCAACGTGGCTGGATTTCTCGCCGGCCGCGTGACCGAGGGCCTAGCGGTGCTCCGGTGATGGTCGATCCGCGCAGCAACGGCGAGCGCCCGGGGGCACCAGCGAAGGTGGCCGATGTGACGCGCCTCGCGTTCGAAGGCGGGGGCGTGCTCGGGGTCTCGTACGTGCCCATCGTGCGCCAGCTCGACGCCTGGGGTGTGCTCGGGCGCGTCAACGAGTGGTCGGGGACGAGCGCCGGTGCGATCCTCGCGGCGCTGGGGGCCCTTGGGGCGACGGCGGCGGAGATCGACGCCGAGCTCGCCGCCGCCCCCTGGGAGAAGCTGGCCGGGAGGCGTTCGCCGATCCGGATGATGCGCCGGTGCGGCTTCCGGAGCCTCGAGCAGCCTCGCCGCTGGCTGCGCGAGATGGTCGCGCGGGTGGGGGCACGCTCGGGCTACCCGCCCGAAGTCACGTTCGTGCAGCTCGCCGAGCGCGGGCGGCTGCTCCACGTCACGGCGACGGACGTGACGCGAGGTAGGCCCATCCTCCTCGGCCCCATGGGGCTCTCCGGGTCGCCGGTCTGGGAGGCCGTGCTCGCGTCCATGGCGATCCCGTTGTGGTGGGAGCCCGTGGTCGTCGCCGGCGGCCTGCGCCTGGTCGACGGTGGCCTGACCTGGAACATGCCGATCGACGTTTTCGACCGCCGGCGCGTACCGCCCGAGACGGTCCTCGGCGTGCGTGTCGACACGCGGCTCGAGATGATGGCCGACCGTGAGCCGCCGGGCCGCTGGCCCTGGGACCTCGCGGCGCGTCTCGTCTCGATCGCCGTGGCGGCCGCCAACCGATCGCACGTGCCTCGGGCGCTGTGGCCGCGCATCGTGCGCGTCATCGCGCCGCCGGGCGTCAAGGCGACGTCGTTCCGGACCGTCGCGAAGCACGCAGAGGCCCTCGAGGTCGCCGGCGCGGCGGCTCTGCGCCGGTGGCTCGGGAGCGAGGGGGCATGAGCGCCCCCACCCTATCGACGACGATCCTCGAGCTGCGCTCGTGGCCCGTGTGGAGTGACATCTCGACGGCGCTGCTCGCCGCCGGTCTCGATCCGGCGACGACGCTGTGGCGGGTCGAGCGGATGGAGCAGGAGGGGACGCTCGGCAAGCTCAAGGGGATCGGCGAGAGGCGCCGTGCCCGGATCACCATGTTGATCGCCCTGGCGCTCGAGCGGCACGGGTCGATGCCGCCGTCAGGGGGATGGGAGGGATGGGAGGCGTGAGCGGCCGGGGCCCGAGATCGCTGCTCCGCGCGGCGGCGCTCGTCACCCAGGAGGCCACCTGGGGTCACGCGCCGGAGATCGCCGCCGAGCTCGGGTGCTCGGAGCGCCGGGTGCAGGCGTGGGGGGAGCCCCAGGCGGAGCGCCCGGGGCCGGCCTACCAGCTGCTGCGCTTCACGCGCGCGGCGTTGCTGTGTCAGCAGGGCCGACAGAAGGCAATCGGCCCCGTGTGCTTCGTCGCCGAGCAGCTCGGCCTGGTCGTGATCGACCCGGGGGACGTCGGTGGTGTCGAGGAGGGCTTGATGCACGCCGTGATAGCGGTCGCCGGCGCCGCCGGGCGCGTCCTCGTCGAGGCCGAGGTGGCTCTCGACGACGGCCGCGTGACGCCGGCCGAAGTGGAGGCGATCCTCCGGGAGACCCGCGAGCTTCGCAATCGCATCTATCGCCTGGAGGCACGCCTCGTGGATGTCCGTGATCAGAGTAGTAGGGAGCGGAGCTGACGCTGATGGCCGAGAGCGCCAGCTCCTTCGCGATCGCCGGCCCGTGCGGCTCCTCACGCCGGGACGGCGGTGCAGTCCGCGATGGGGCCCGGGGCGCCCCTCCTCGCCCCGGGCCCGGCTCTCTCGATGTCCCCGGGCTCCTCGCGGTGATCGAGAGGCTCAGCGAGCAGGTGGGGGAGCTGCGTGGCGAGGTGAAGGCGACGCGTCGGCTGCTGCTCGAGACGTCGGCCTGTGCGCTCGACCTGGTGCCCATCGACCTCCTCGCCGGGCTGCTGCAGCGGAGCCCGAAGACGATCCTGCGCGACGCGCGGTCGAGCGACCCGGTGCAGCGGATCCGCTGGCCGGAGCTGTGGCACAACGGGAGCGGATCGTGGTGGACGACGCCGGCGTCGATTCGCCTCTGGCAGCAGCGTGGAAAGAGCAGCTACTTCGGGACCGAGGAGGTCCGCCAGGCGCTCGAGCGTGCTGCGGCGAAGCTCGCGGGCGAGGACGCGCGCGGGCGGCATCTCCGGGGGAGGCGCCGGTGAGCGGTGCGCTACCGCTGTTCGCCGCCGACGTCGACACGAGTCTCGGCGGCGTGGACGGCGAGGGCCTGCGGGTCTTTCGTCAGATGCGCGGGCTCTCTCAACGGCAGCTCGCCTCCCGGCTACGCGTCAGTGACACCACGGTGTCGGCCTGGGAGCGGGGCGGTTCGATCCCGCTGTGGGTTGGCCCGAGGATCCGCCAGCTCGCGGCTGACGGGATCCCAGACGAGAGGAGGACCGAGATGGAGAGCTCGACAGCAGCTGCCTACGAGCAGCCCGGTGGCCCCCTGGTAGTCCTCCAGGGTCCCGATGCCGCGGCCGCTGCGGGCGAGGTGAGGAGGGCCCTCGATGTCCTCCTCGGCTACCGGCGGTGGGGCCACGAGGTGGTCCGCCGCGGCGTCGTCGAGATCGGCGCGAGAGAGAAGCACGAGGCCCTGGCCCACGGGGCGGAGCGCGCCGCCGTGGCGCTGCTCGCGATCGTGGGGCCTGGAGAGGCCTGAACGGTGGAAGGAGACCAGCATGAGAGGTAGAAGCATCAGAGCCCTCGCCGCCCTCGCCCTGGCGTCGGCGCTCGCCCTGCCGGCGTGGGCAGGCTGGCGCGTCGTCAAGACGCAGAACCAGTGGAGCCTCAAGGGCGCGGTGGTCGCGAACAGCGATCGCGTCGCCAACGGCGAGTGGGTGCTCCTGCTCGTCGCCTCCGAGGGCGACACCTACGACATCCTTTGTGACCCGGAGATCGCGGCCCGTTGCCTCGGTGTGCGCGTCGGCGACCGGGTTGCCCTGCGCGGCTTCCTGGACGCCGACGAGAGCGCTGACCGTCGAATCCAACTCATCGCTACCAAGTTCAAGGAGAACGACTGATGAACATCCGCAAATCGTTCAAGGGTTACCTGCTCGCGATCGTGACTGGCGCGGCGATCGTCGCTATCACGCTCGTGGTGCAGGGATGCTCGTGGTTCGACGGGGACAGCCCGACCGAGCCAGGAGGCATCGCTGCCGGCTTCAGCTTCAGCAAGCAACCGAGCAACTGCCGGGCGGGCAGCTGTGACACCGGCGTCGACTTCGTCAACCAGTCGAGCGGCGGCGACGCCTTCGAATGGACGTTCGGAGACGGTACTGGCCTCTTCCGGGAGCGCTCACCCAGCCACCTCTACCGCTGGCAGTGCCGCGACGATGGGGAGCCGATCACCTCCTCGAACCCAAACGACTGCGATGGCGTCATCTACGAGGTGGTGCTGACCGCATGCCACAACACCGACGACCTGTTCGGTGACCGTTCCGAGTGCGACCGTGCGCAGGCGCAGGTGCCGGTGCCCTGACCGAACCGGGGGGAAGCCCGGTGGGGGATAGAAAGTCTGGCGGTTACTGTGCGCCCCCACCGGGCGACCCCCAACCCGAGGAGACTCCAATGCCCAGAACAGCAGGACCGAAGGTGACACAGGAGGAGTTCGATGCGCTCGAGGCCCAGATCGCCCAGATGCAGAGCGATCACGGCGCCCTCGTGCAGGAGCTCCGCCACCGCATTTCAGCCCTCGAGGCCGAGCTCCAGGCCGCCAGGCTCCGGTCTGGGCGAGACCGAGATGAGCTCGCGGCGCTCAAGGAGCGAGTGAGCATCGCTCTCGCAGCGCTGACCGGCGACGACGCTCAGCCGTGAGGGATGGCTAGCACCTGGTCGCTAGCCCCGAGCGGCCTCGCCCACGTGCGGCGGCTCGTGAAGCTCAGGAGGCGCGGGTGAGGGAGACCCTGCTTTCGCATAGAAAGTTCCGGCGCCTGTGCGCCGGCCTGAAGCGTCGAGGCGTCGAGAACTGCCGTCCGGTCGCGGCCGGGGGTCTCACCCTGATGTGGCACCTCGCCTACGCAGAGGGCGACCCGGTGGTCGGTGACGCTATCGAGCTCGAGTACCACCTCGGGTGGGAGGGGGAGCCCGAGGCCCTCGTGGTGGAGCTGGAGGCGGCCGGCTTCCTCGATCGCGCCGAGGACGGCCAGCTCGTCATCCACGACCTCTACGACAACGCGCCCAAGTACGTCCTCGACCGCCTGGTCAAGGAGATGGAACGCCGCGGTGCGAAAGTCGGCTACGAGGACATCCGGGACGCCGCGCACGCCTGCCCCGCCGACCCGGTCGGAGAGCTGAAGCGGCGACACGTCGCCGCCCCGGCGCCCAGCGGCCCGCGCCACGTCGGCGCCACGTCGGCGCCACGTCGTCGACACGTCGCCGCCGCGGCGAGCCCTCCCGCACCCTCTCCCTCCCCCACACCCACACCCACACCCACACCCACCTCGGAGTGTGTGAGCGCGGGCGCGGGCACGGCTGCGGGGGCGCGGGCGCTCCTGAGCACACACACGGCACCCGAAGAGGTCCCAGAGGATCGCTCTTGGGTCACGCAAGAGCCGACGCTCCCGCTTCCGCGGTGGTCGCACGGCTCTGGCATCGATCCGCCGTGGAGGTGCGCCGCCGGCGTGCTCACGATCATGCATTCGATCCGCGGCCGTCCCGTCCTGCAGCGGCGGGTCGGCGCCGATGCCAACCGCGTGCTCCAGCTGTGGAAGGCGCTCGATCGCCCGCCGATCGAAGAGCTCGTCGAGGACGTCCAGCTCGTGGCGGCCGCGGCGAGGGCGAGCCCCGATCCGAAGTTCGCTCGCGACCTCCGCGCCGAGGGCTGGCCCGAGGGCCGCGACCGCTCCAGCGAGGTCGTGACGATCTGCGATCCGCTGCGGTGGGGCGATCGCCTCGAGGCGGCGACGCGATGGCGCGAGCAGGAGGACCGCGCCACCCGGCAGCGCCCGGGAGAGGAGCTCTCGGTGCGCCACACCGTGCTCTCGATGCTCCTGGAGAGCGCGGAGCGATGGCTGGCTGCGAAGGAGGGCGACCGCGAGTGGATCGCCTCGGACCTGCGGGGGCGGTGGAAACGCTCGGGGGCGAGGTGGCCCCCCGACCCCGAGCAGGTTGAGCGACTGCGCGAGACATTGCAGGAGCTCGAGCGGCGGCAGGAGGCGACTGGGTGATGGTCTGGGAGGACGCGCCGTGCGTGCTGGGGGTCGACCCGGGGAAGACTGGGGCGGTGGCCTGGATCAACGGCCCCCACGTGGGCGGTGCAATCGTCGACACGGGCGACCCGTCGCGGCTCGTCGAGGTTCTCGCGGAGCCCGCGGCCGCGCTCGGGGTGTCACGCCTTCTGGTGGCGATCGAGATGGTGCGATCACGGCCGGGGGAAGGTCGACCGGCCTCGTTCAGCTTCGGCGCATCCTGGGGATGCGCCCGGGGCGTGTGCATGGGGCTCGGCCTGCCGACCGTGCTGGTGCCGCCCACTCAGTGGGTGGCGCTGGCCTTGCGGGGCAAGGGGCGCCCGAAGGAACGCGGGGCGCGGAAGCGGGCGATCCTGTCCGCGGCACGCGAGCGGTGGCCCTGGGTCGAGCTGTCGCGTGTGAAGGACCAGGCGGTAGCCGACGCCTTGTGGATCGCCGAGTGGGCGCGGGTCAACAACGCCATCGCGCCGCGGCGCAAGGCGAGGGAGGAGGAGCTGTGAAGCGATCGGTGTGCCGAGGCTGTGGGCTGTCCATCGTGTGGGCGACCGACCCGGACGGGAAGAAGATCCCTCTCGACCCGCGGCCCCCGGTCTACAACGTGGATGGGCTCGGCCCCGGAGATCCCGTCTGCGAGCGCAACCGCGCCGCGATGGTGAGTCACTTCGCGACGTGCTCGGCCGCCAACGAGTTCAGCCGCGGGCGAAGGAAGCGGGCGGGCTGACGGTGCCAGACCTCCCGCCGCGGCTGTGCTCGGCGCCGGGCTGCACCGACGTGGCGGCCCGGGGATCGCGCTGCCGCCGTCACGCCAGGCAGCGGGACAGGGAGCGAGACTCGGCGCATGCCCGCGGTTACGGGCGGCGATGGAGCAGGCTCGCCAAGGGGCACCTGCGAATGGAGCCGCTGTGCCGCGAGTGCCACGCCGCTGGCCGGATCGTCGCGGCTACCGACGTCGACCACATCAAGCCGCGTCGCGCTGGCGGGTCGGACCGTCACGAGAACCTGCAAAGCCTCCGCCACTCGTGCCACCCGCCGAAGGCAGCCAGCGAGGGCCACAACGCTCTCTACCGCTGGATCGTCAAGGGCGAGTACGAGGGATCCGTCGAGGGTCTGGAGATCGTCGAGGCGTTCGAGGCGGCCAAGAAGGCGACTTCTGCCAAGGAGATCGTCCAGTTGATCACGGGTTCCGGCCTGACTCGGGAGATGATCCCGACTCAGTTCCTGTCCGAGAAGGACGTCTGGGCGGCTCTGCTCCAGAACATGCCGATCACGGCGATGATTCGCAACCTGGGCAACATGACCAAGTGTGGCCTTGTTGCGCCGGGCAGTGACGCGGCGCGCACTGTTGCCGAGCGTTTGACCGATGCCGAGCGCGCCGC